TTATATCCATTTAACTAAGGGGACATGGATATGATTGATTTTTAAGCGTTCTGCTTGTTTTACATGTTATCCCATTAGTTCACGTATCATCAAGCATTTCGTTTCTTTTCTTTCCTCTCTCTTCGCATCCTTTCCGGTAGAAAATCATCTCGTTCACTTGCCATTGCGTACACATTGAGTACAGAATGCTGAAATTCAGTGTGTACAGGATACTAAGCCGTGGCCCTCAGCGACACCAAACTTCGCAGCATCAACGGTAAGCCCTACAGCGGCACGCCAGAAGTCACAGATGGTGACGGATTAAGTGTGCGCATAACTCCCACTGGAACGATTACGTTTCAATTCCGCTATCGTTGGAATGCCAAGCCTGTGCGCCTTTCCATAGGCCGCTATCCTGCAATGACTCTCAAAGATGCCCGAGTGATAGTCGGCGAGATGCGCGAATTGTACCTCAAGGGACTAAACCCTAAAAATTATTTTGCCAAAGAAGACGGAGAACTGACGATAAAGGAGTGCCTGGATCAGTGGTGGACCAAGTATGTTGAGACGCTGAAGCCTAATACTCAGACGCTCTATAAGTCAGTTGTGTACAACACCATGTACACAGAATTCCCGGATGCTCCGGTAGTAAACATTCCTATTTCTGCATGGGTGCGTTTCTTTGATAAGCAGGAAAAGAAGAACAGCAAAAAGGCCAGAGTGCTTCTTCTACAGCTACGTTCTGTAATGAACTGGTGTATCAGCCGCCAGTTGATCCCATCGTGCGAAGTCCTGAAGCTTAGCGTTAAGACAATTGGCAAAAAACCTGATGTCGGTAGCCGTGTTCTGACTTATACCGAGCTGGCTAAGATTTGGCTAGCTCTTGAAAACAACAAGATCGTTACCTCAAACAAGGTGCTTCATCAACTTCTGATGCTTTGGGGGGCAAGGTTGTCAGAACTGCGCTTGGCTACCGCCAGTGAGTTCAACATGGACGATCTGATTTGGACGACTCCATCAGAGCATTCCAAGATGGGTAACGTAATTCGAAGGCCTATTTTCGACCAGGTAAAACCTTTCGTTGATAGGCTGCTCAATGCTGGAAACAATGTGCTCTTTCCAGGCCAGGAACTGGACAAGCCGATAGATCGCTCGTCAGCTAATCTCTATATGAAAAAATTAAGGGATAAAATTGATATACCGGAGTGGCGAACACATGACTTCAGGCGCTCGCTGGTGACGAATTTATCAGGGGAAGGGGTTATGCCCCATGTCACCGAAAAGATGCTGGGGCATGAACTGGGAGGAGTGATGGCGGTGTATAACAAACATGATTGGCTGGTGGAACAGAAAGAAGCGTATGAGCTGTATGCCGATAAAATTTTCTGGCATGTAAAAAAGCAAAGTTAACTTAATGTTAACCACATATCAAAGGTCTCTATATGCAAACGCCTAAAAAATTATTTAAATATAAAAAATTTAACGATGATTGTATGGAATTGATAATTGATGATTATTTGTATTTTGCTAACCCAGCCCAATTTAATGACCCGTTAGATTGCAAGGTTTCAATATTAGATGATGTAAACGATGAGTGGTTTTTGAGGGATACGCTTTCAACATTACTTCAGCGTAACTCTGAAAAAAAATTAAAGGCTTCTGCGAAAAACCTACGTTATAAAGGCCCGATAACCGCTGAAAAAATTTCTATTTTAAGCCAAAGCGAAGCTGAAAAAATCATTTCAGATATCTATTCTGAATTTTCATTTGCACAATACGATTTTCATATCCAGACAATCAATCAAGTTTTAACCAGTGCAATAGGGAATATTATATTGTCGGGGTATAGTAGAGGGGTGCTTTCGTTATCAAAAAAAGATACTTGTCCTTTGATGTGGGCGCATTATGCTGATAATCATAAAGGGCTTTGTTTAGGATATTCTATACCTGAGAATACTGATAATAAAATCCGTCCAGTTAGCTATACGAGTGAATTTAGAGAGATAACAATTAGCCAGATACGTAGGATGTTAGACGGAGATGAAAATGCAAAGGCAGAAATTGAGCATAATATATTCTTAAGGAAGGCTAAACCTTGGGGGTATGAAGATGAGTGGAGAATGGTATCAGATGTTGGTTTGCAAAACTCATCAATATATTTGTCTGAAATCACATTTGGGCTCCGTTGTAAATATACAACTATTTTCAGTGTTATGATGTCCCTTTCTGAAAGACAGACCCCAGTTGAATTTTATAAAATTATTGAGGTCCCGCATAAATTCACGCTCGAAAAAGAAAGAATTGCGTTTGATCATGAAAGATTACAAGGCTTGCCGAGATGCATGGAAAGCCTCGATCAAATGTTGAATGATGAAGAGTAACTAAACTACTAATTGTCATATTTGTCGATTAATACCTCCCTCCTCTATCCAGCGCGTTACTGCCTTGCGGCTATAACGTGTAGGATATGTGAGGACGGGGGGAGGGAACCCATGATCTTTACGTAACCGCCATACTGCTGTTTTTCTCTTCCCCAGCAATTCGAATACTTCTTTTTCTTCCATAAAGTCTGTAGAAGTCATAAGCACCTCATTCAAATTTACCGTTAAAAATACACGTTCCACACCCGCCGCGAGCCCCTTCAGTGCAAACATCACAGCGGTCTACTTTTTTACGAGGTCGTTCTTTGATGTGCTGCCTTGGTTCGCCGTCTTTTGGCTCCGGCCATGAGCGTTGTTTGTTCATCGCCAGTTTTTCGATCATCGCCTGGGTAATCTGCTCGTCTGTAATACCAGCCCGTCGCTGGGCGTCCCACAGTAGGAATTGCATATCAGCCCACTCGGAGAGGTCGCCAGGTTCGGCAGCTGCTTCCAGCGCTTCTTTGCTGAGGTGCTTCAGCGGACCTACCGGGCCGACATCGCCGAACGTAGCCTGTGACCACTTGGCGTGCTCGTTGCGTACCTGGTCGCGTTGACGCGATGGGGCTGGATGCGTGAATAACAGTATCTGACGTCGTGGATCGGCATGCTTACAATACTTTCTAGCCAAGGAAAGCATTGCTGCATAACCGTCGCGTTTTAGGTCGCTTAATTCCTCTGCATCAGTCCACGCCACCGGCTCGCTGTCCATTGCGGTCAGCGCGATGCGAGCCAGCTCCTCAGCCTCTTCAGCTGGCAGCATTACGTTGCTTCCTGCGCCATAGGTTTCACGCCATGATTTAATTTTTTCCAGCCGTTCTCTGGTTAACTGGTTACTGGTCATTTATTTAGCCTCCACGCTGTTAGCATGGCAATAATGCTCACCATTCGGGCGCGTAGACGTTACACCACAGCGCGGACATGGTTCAGGAAACGTTAGAACCAACTGCTCAACAACTGCTGAAACTTCCTGCTGTTCAGCGTCGGTAAGCTGGCGCTTAAGTTCAAACTCCAGTGAATCGACGACTAAGAAGGAGAAGCCCTCAATAGAACTGCGCATTGCATCAATGATTTTTTCTTTCGTCAGGGCATCAGTCATGGCTGGCCTCCTTACCGCGGCTAACAGACAAGTTTTTATTCACGATGGCATCCATAAGGCGTGATGCTGCAGCTTTCTGAGATGAGACATTCGCAATGACCGTTGGCCTGGATTTCTCGCAGCTGGCGCAAATACCATCCCAAGATGAAATGAGGAAGAAATCTTCACGATCGGCAATGCCGGTATTCATTACTAGGTCCTCAATCATCAGCGTGACTCCGCGAACTCCCCGACCTTCGCTTAACCTCTGCACTGCGTAGCCGAAGGCATTAATCATCACGGCATGGAACTGGATATACTCGCGTTTGTATTCGGCCTGGTTCGTACCTCGGCGAATATCATCTAAACCAGTCAGCATCAGCCAGGCATTCCACAACCCCTCAAGATCATCTTGTGAACATGAACCGGAAAATTTTGCAGTAGCATCACTAAGGGCTTTGAAGCTCACCCACTTATCACTTTTCGCGGGAACGACGTTATGCTCAAAATCGGTGACTTCGGAAAATACGCTGTGTGAACTGATAAAACTAACCATCTCCTGCGCGTTCTTATCACGACCGTTATAGGCCATATTGATAGCCGCAGATGGTTTGGAAACATTATTGTTAATGTCGGAGAAGAACTGCTGTCGTGTCTTCAGGGAAAGCTTATGAGTCAGCATTAATGGCACGTGGATTGGTTCGCCAACGGTACGGCAAAACTCGGCGATTCCAGCTGCTCGATGCTGTCCGTCAAAAAGTTTGATCTCTGCATCCATAGGGAAACGCACAACACCCACGTTGGTATTGCCGAACTCCTGAAACTCAATCTCTGAGTTACAGTTACCGACGAGCGGAGGGATAATGAAGGGCTCTTTATTTTCGTGAGCATTAACCAGATATTCATAGAATTTCTTAGCCCGCGCGGGGTTAATTTCACGCTGGGAACGCTCTAAAGTATCCCCGTAATTATCACTGGCGAGGACTCGTGCCAGGGTTCGTGCTGGCACTGTCATCATCAGGACAATTGCTCCTCCCTGAACACCACGTGACGCCGGAAACTCAAAGAAATAATCGCCGATTTCGCTCATAACATCACCCATTCGTTAAGCAGCCAGATACCCAATGCTGAAAGAACGATAATTGCGATCAGCGCTATACCGTTCAGAATTAACGCCTTCCTAAGAGGGCGCTTGCTGAGGGATTCTGAGTTCATTTACAAAGTTCCTCCCATTGTTTAATTAGCCTCAACCTGCCCGCATTAATGCTGGTGGCATGATAGGTAACGTGAACTGTATGGCACCCTTTGGGGCACTTCAGCGCGCCATACCGCATGAAGGGGCTGTTACCATGCCAGGCGAATTGAGCTATTGCGCCACAGGTTGGGCATTTGAATTGGTTGGTATCTGTCATGCGGCGTCACTTTCTTCAGATGAAGCGCCATGATCATTTGACTGTTCACAATCAGCAGGCACGGATGTTTCGTATCGAAATTCCTGAAGAATCGACAGCACTTCAGCTTGCATAGCTGGTGGAACTTCAAAGATCAGACTGCCGCTGGTTGTCTCCTGGCATGACGCAATGATCTCCAGAAACTTCCGCGCCTTTCCTGCGTTGAATTGTGGTTTGGCGATGCTTTTGGTTACCTTCTTCTTCCCGGCTGCTTCCGCTTTTTTCATCAGCCTGGAAGCTTCACGATCAGCGTAAACACCATGTTCACGAGAAATGCCGATTGCGATGGCGTAGTTCATTGACCCATCGCGTACCAGCTTTTTGATATACGGGGTGCATTCATGAAGCTGGAGATGTTGAAGGATATCGGACTCTGAGCGCTTAACCTTTCCGGCAATTTCTGACGGGCTCCACCCCTGATTTTGCAGCCGATGATATGCAGCGCCACGTTCAAGAGGTGTTAGCGCCAGCCCTTGCGAGCTGGTGACCATGAAGGCGATTTTATCCGCTTCACTACCGACAAAATCTTTGCACTCAAGCCGCACTATATCGTGACCCATAGCGATAGCTGCCAGGGCGCCGTGATAACGGTGGTGACCGTCGATCACTTTCACTCCGCGTTCGGTAACCTCTACTGCCAGCGGCGGGATATATTCCCCGGCAATGAATGCGTCGCGGAATTCTTCAACATGCGCCTGATTAAGTTCGCGGACGTTGTAGCCTTCCTCCGCATAAATGGAAGCGACAGGGACGTTATAGGTTTTTCGGGTAGTTAACCCGGCGTCTTTATCGTTATAGAGCTGGCCTAAGCTGGGCATATGGTCACCTTTTTGAATTAGGGAGTGCTTCGCTATGCGCCCCACAGGGAGGCGCATAAAACAACACACGGGATGGCGGGGTTAGATGGAGCCTTCGTAGATAGGCAGGTCTTCACCGAGCTGGCTTTCCATATCGGTCACAATCTCCTGGAAGGCATGCTCAACAACTTTCTTCGGTTCGATCAGCTCATACCAGAGGATCAACTGGCCATCACGCAGGCGGTAACGAATTCGGGCATCAACCTGGTACGGTGAACCGTTATGGAATGGAGAAATTGCCAGGCTGATTTTTTCCGGCATTTTGGTGTTACCTGAACCGGATTTCTCATCGCTGTACTGGAACTGACAAGTACCATCCGTCAGGCGCTTAACTGATTTGAATTCCGATTTACGGGTTTCCTGAAAAGCGAGAACCATTTCTAGAAGTTCCGTTCCTGACGGACCCGAGTAGTTATCACCGACCGGCGCAACATTCTGGATGTTGTTTTCCAGGAACTCAGCGAAATTAATTTGGTCCATTTTGGTGCCATCAGCAGCAGACCAGGCTTTCCATTCATCAGAGAAAGGGCAGTCATAAACCGCTTTGTGCGTTCCCCAGTGTGGGCTATCGGCGTTCTGGTGGAAGTCCAGCACCGCGACGATCCGGGTTTTGGTCTTGTCGGCGAAAACAACAGAACGCGCATCACGGAATCGCTGGATATATGCGATTAGCGAACCGGGGGAAATCAGGTTTGTATTTTGACGAATACGAGACGGGGCAATCTGGAGGCTTTCGAGCGATTTGATATCGAAGCCATCCGGGACGACGACGGACGGGATGTCGGTATTAGCTTTCAGCGTTGCAGCAACCAGATCGCGGATGTCGTGCACGGCAGAGCCTTCAATTTGAGACATTGAATAATTCCTTTAGAGAGGTGTGTAGAAAAAGAGGGTGGGATTACTGAGCCAGCTTAATAGGCGCAGCTTGCGGTGCTTGTTCGATAACTTTCAAATCCATCTGAACTTGCGCCGGGTCATCACGCAGCAGATCGCCGTCAGCGGTAGAGAACATGATGGTATCAGCGCGGTCCAGTTCGGGAATGGTGCGAGAGACTTTTGGCGTCACCTTCATGGTGTTTTCGTCGCGCGTATTCAGCATGGAACAATTCAGCGTTAGCGTAACAGCGCCTTTTTTACCTGTTTCACGTACAGCTTTGATGACTTCTGCCAGCGCTTCGGTCAGCTCGGCATCGAGAGTGCCTTTGTTGATGTACGCCAACTGCTGGCTAAACGGCGTGGTGTTTTTGGTATCGGACATAAGTATCTCCAGTTATCAGCAGGGATCGCCTTTCTGGGTAAGAAGCCTGTACAGCCAGCTCCGCCGCCAGGTGCGAACGAATGATTTAGGATTGCGAACGGCCTGCACACCACGAGGGGCGCGCATCAGGTCGCCGTACTGAAAATTAACGTTACGGAAGGTCATATAAATCACCGAAGGATGAGGTGTCCGGCAGGAGTTGAACCCGCGCCGGGGAGGGCATCCCAGCCAACACCGGGAGCGGACACATAGAAGAAAAAGGGCGGTTACCCATCAGAACATTATCCTCTTCCTCCTGTTTGATTGGTGGAAGAATGGATAACCGCCAAGCACAGCTATCATTTCATGCACAGCCACAACGAAGAGAGCACTGCCGGTGTCCGAATCGAACGGACCTTTTCCCTGCCCATCACCAGATTTAGAACTATCCTGGCGTCTGGAATCGAACCAGACTCTGTGCCTTACTCGTCAATGCTCTCATCGTTGTGTGCCGGTCTTTCCCGGCTGTCATCGTGCTTCCTCTGCTTGCCACGCTGGGCCGTCTACTTCCGGCTGTCACTGCCGTCGAGGGTGCTGGCATCTCACCGTTTTTACAGTTGAACGTCTGCCGCTGTTATCGGAGCGGAGTCGCCACTTCGTAGGACATTTATGGACCGTCTTGAAGTGGTAAGTCATCCAGTCCCGCTAAGCATTCTGGCGATGCTTAATGTGACTGGCTGAGTTATATACGCCTGTCTTTTCACCACATCAGGCTCGGTGGTATCTTGGTTGCTCTCACACACCCAAGAAGGAAAAAAACATGAACGGATATGAAAACCTTTACTCAGCAATAATTCCCGACCTTGCTAAGCACTATCAAATTACTGAATTTGACTTTAGAAATAATCTTCACACGACAAGCGTGGCTCTTTGCAGGAGTCATCTTTATAAGCTGATTCTTATAGAACTTTACCTGCATGAACATCGCCTTAAATATAAAAACTCTTTAATTTCGCTTGATGGACTTAACTCGTTGCATCACTTGGTGTTTCAAAAGACGAACTGGAGCTTTGAGCAAATTAACAGCTTGAGTCTTTATGCAAAGCTGTTTGTTCTTCTTGATGAGATTGTGCCGAGCAAATTGAGCGATAAAGCTCAGAGTTACTTAGAAGTAATTTCAAAGAGTCAGAATCTTTTGCCAGTTGATCTAGCGAGTTACGCAGATTGGGTGATAGGTTCAGGGGACCAGTTTTTAAAATATAATTAATAAGATCAGAAGCACCCTCAAGTTCGGTCAGTAGGGTGCTCATTTTCCAGCTTAACTGAGCAACAAATCTGTTAAGATCAGCGGTGACGATAAGTTGTGACTCAATATTATCACGGATAGCTAATATTTCCGTTGTTACGTTCATTTTATTAACCCTTCTAAAATTATTTTGCTGGTGGATTTAGCCCAACCCCCTCATACGGAAGGGGCTGGAATAAATCACTTTGCGCTTGCACACTTCCCCTGCCAGTGTTGCCCATTCACGCACGAGATATCTCGTGGCTAACCCTCTCACCGACCGGATCGCGCCCGGTGATACGTCGCATTTAAGCGCAGGGGTCTAAACAGGTTTCATGTGCTGTTCCGACTTTGCTGATTGTTAAAGAGCGGTATTGCTTCAGCGGACCCCGTTCGTAACGTTTACGGTTGGGTATCTGTCCGCCGTTGATGTGCTTAATGTAGGATATCCAACATTAAGGTGTCAAGAATGTATGTAGGATAACCAACATATTTTGTTTGGGCGCAAAAAAGCCGAGCTATCGCTCGGCTTATTGGAAGGGAAGGGGATTAGAAATCCATTATGACTTGTTTAACCAAACCTACGATTGTGCAATTTTCACCACATTCTATGGCTTTGTAGTTTGGGTTTAGTGGTACCAGGTATCTATGAGGCCAATCCTCGACAAACTTTTTCAAAGTTGCCTCATGACCACCATCAAGATACGCGACAACTATTTTTCCATTCAGAGCCTCAATATCCATGATATCTGGCTCTACGATGATCACCGAATCCTCTGGTATTGATGGGGCACCTGATGGGTTTGTCATTGAATCGCCACGTACTCGTAAAGCAAAGGCACCGTCAGAAACTAACGCAGTGGTGTAAACCCATTCCTTTGCATCGTCAGCTCGAATGCCTGGATCAGTTCTTGTCCATGAACCGGCTTGCACCCACGATATTAGCGGAACGTGTTTTACATTAAATATTTCAGGTTTCAGGTTGAGCTTAGGTTTTGGATCACCTTTACCTGATACAAGCCAGAGCGGGTCGCATTGAAGCGCCTTCGCTAGTGACTGAAGGTTTGCGCCATTCGGTTGATAGTCGTCCTTTTCCCATCCCGTAACCGTGACACGATTCACACCAGCCATCTCCGCTAGTGCCTGCTGCGTCAGCTTAAGTTCCTTCCGCCTTTGGCGGATACGGTCGCTCATGTTCATCATGTAGGCAATCCTACCATTTTTGTTATGTAGGATTCTTGACATCGTTATGTTGGATATCCTACATTAAGTCTAAATTAAACCGTCGGAGAACAAACATGAGGAAATCCGAAGTTATTAATTATTTCGGAGGTGTCTGTAAAACCGCATTAGCCCTTGGGATTAAGCATCCGTCCGTATCCGAATGGCCGGAAATAATTCCCGAAGTTAGGGCTTATCAGGTTGAAAAAATCACCAACGGGCATTTGAAGTTTGACCAGTCGCTTTATCAAAATCCTACTGATTCAGCCGCGTAAACGTAACTACCAAAGGAAATTCAATATGGTAGAGCAAAGTCTCAAAGAAGTTGTGAAGGCAATGTGCAAGGCGTACCCAGGCGGGCGTGAGGCTATGGCTGGTGCTCTTGGTATGACGGTCACTCAGTTCAATAACAACCTCTATGAGAAAAACGGGTGCCGGTTCTTTGAGGTCGCGGAACTGGAAGCAATGGAAGACATTTCAGGAACAGCTGAACTGGCTGATTACTTCGCTAAAAGACGCGGCGCATTGCTGGTGGATGTACCCAAGCTAGAAGACCTGGATCAGGTCGAACTTTTCAATAAAGCCATGAAGACAGCCGCCATGCGTGGTCATGTGGATCAAGTAATCAATCTTGCTCTGGAAGATGGGGTGATTGATGAAGCTGAAGCGGACGAAATCAGGCACTACCACAGGAAACACCTCTCAGCACGAGAGGAAGAAGTGAAGTCCATTCTTGCTGTCTTTGGTCGACGAAAACCAAAGCGAGAGTAACCCCTTACAGGCTCACCACGTAAGCAGGAGGGCCAGTGTATCAGGACGAAAATATATACGTGACTATGCCCACGGTTTTTTCTCGTGAGGACGCCCCGTGGATTAAAGAGCAGTTAGCAACACTCCCGGCAGGTATGCGGGAAAAAATCGCGATGGCGTATGCGCAGGCGTACCAAGAGGCATTCGACGCAGAACCGGTGTCATTCCGGCAGCAGAACGCAGCACGACGAACGGCAAATCGCCGATTGCGAGAGTTTTGCACGAGATATACCCCAGCAGTCAGGGGATATACCTCGCTCCCACCCAGGGTATGAATTTTTGAAGCCGGGTTGGGGGAAAGGGGGCGGTGTTGGGTTTTAGCCCGAAGGGCTGGAACAGCTTTACCAGAAGAGAACGATCTAACAGATAGATCACTGTATGGGGTTAAAACGTCAACTGGAAATCTGGACGTTTAGCCATCCAAAAGGAGCCAAAATGATTTATTCAGACGCTAACGAAAAATGGGCCCCGGTTCCGGTTGAGCCATATTCCAAAGCCTACGAAGTCAGCAACCTCGGACGGGTCCGCAGTGTTCCGCGCCTGGCTAACTCTGAATATTTTATTCGACACATTCACGGCGGTTTTCTGAAAGGCCGCCAGCGCAAAGACGGGACCAAAACCGTTACGTTGTCGGTTCAGCGTCAGCGCACTAAGTTTGTCATCGCCGAGCTGGTGGCTATGGCTTTCGGGGAGGTTACTGCTAATGCTTAACATCCAGCCCCGCGAAAAACAGATCGTCGCGTTAAACATGCTGCGCAGCGCCTGGAAACAGAATAACTCCTTCATGCTCTACGCCCCTGTAGGTTTCGGCAAAACAGCAATAGCCGCGCTGATCACTGATGGCTTTGTCAGCCGTGAAATGCGCGTAATGTTTGTGGCTCCGTATACGGTTCTGCTGGACCAGACCGCAGCCCGATTCATGGAATACGGCCTTCCTGGCGAAGAAATCAGTTATGTCTGGCGTGACCATCCGTCATACAACCCCACCGCTCTGATCCAGATTGCCAGCGCTGATACGCTTATTCGTCGTGAGTTCCCGGACAATATCGACCTGCTGATCGTTGATGAAGCCCACCTGAAGCGCAAAAAACTGCTGGAGGTTATCGACAATCTCACTCGCAACACAGCAACGAAGGTGATCGGCCTTTCCGGTACGCCATTCGCTAAGTTCCTGGGCAATTACTACCAGCGTCTGATTAAGCCAACGACGATGAAAGAGCTGATCGCCATCGGTGCTTTGAGCAAATACGAATTTTACGCACCGTCACACCCTGATCTGTCAGAGGTGGAAACGTCATATGTAGCAGGCTATGGCAGCGACTACAAAGAAAACCAGCTCAGCCAGGTGATGAGCGAAGCCAAGCTGGTAGGCGACATCGTGAAAAACTGGCTTGAGAACGGCGAAGACCGCCCGACGATTTGTTTTTGTGTCGATGTCGCTCACGCCAACTTTGTCACGGTTGAATTTGCCAGTGCTGGCGTGACGGTTGAAGTTATGACGGCCAGCACACCACACGACGAACGACAGCTAACGATCCGCCGCTTCGAACAGGGCATAACCAAAATCATCATCAACGTTGGTGTTCTGGTAGCCGGTTTTGATAGCGATGTTCGCTGCATCATCTTTGCCCGGCCGACCAAAAGTGAAATGCGCTGGATTCAGATTCTTGGGCGTGGCCTGCGTGCCGCCCCTGGTAAAGATCACTGCCTCATCTTCGACCACACTGGTACGGTTAATAAGCTGGGTTATCCCGACGATATTGAATACGACTATCTCCCTTCATCATCTGATGGCATGGAAGAAGCGCCGCTGAGAGCCGTGAAAACCGATGAAGCGGAGAAGTTACCGAAAGAATGCAGCCAGTGCCACTACGTCAAACCAGCCGGAATCTATATCTGCCCGAAATGTGGTTTCAAACCGCTGGCCGGGGAAGACGTTGAAACAGACAAATCCCGTGGGCTGAAAAAGGTCAGCAAAGCGGAAGTCAAATACACCACAGAGCAGAAGCAATCCTGGTGGTCACAGATTCTTTTTTACCAGCGCACCCGTGCAGCGCAGGGACGCCCGGTCAGTGATGGCTGGTGTGCGCATACCTACAAACAAAAATTTGGTGTATGGCCCAGGGGATTACATAACACCCCACAGCAGATCACACCTGAAGTCACGAATTTCATTAAATCAAAACTGATCGCCTTTGCGAAGAGAAAAGAGAAAGGAGAAGCCGCATGAATACCAAACAAGCTGCTATTGGTCGCTGGGCGGAAATCTTTAAATACTATGGCCTCCCTGGCATTACCGGGAAAAACCATCTGAAAGGCGAATGCCCTCTTTGTGGTCGTACAGGGAAATTCCGCTGTGATGATAAAGACGGCACCGGGTCATATATCTGCGTATGCGGCTCCGGTGATGGATGGGCGCTGCTTACAGCTAAGACAGGCAAAGAGTTTAAAATACTGGCCACTGAAATTGACAAGCTGATCGGTAATACCTACACCTCGGATCGCACCAGAGTAAATCCGGTACGTACATCGCTGGCGCAACAACGTGAGAAAGTCAGCCGGAAGTTTGCAAAGCTCACCACGCTGCGCGGTACTGGCGCAGATAGTTACCTCAAAGGGAGGGGCATCAACTCTTTACCTGCTGAGAGCGTCAGATACTGCGACAAACAGCCAGTAGACGGGAAAAACCTTCAGGCAATTTACGCGCTGGCAACTGATGACCGTGGCGAACTGTGTTACTTGCATCGGACCCTGCTGGATGGAGAGGCAAAAGCGCAAACAGGCGGCGCAGCCAAGAAGATGATGAAACTGCAGGAGGACAGTTATTTAGAGTTCGCCAAATCCGTAGCTATCCGCATGTTCCCCATATCCTCAACGCTTGGAATTGCCGAAGGGATAGAAACGGCTCTGGCCTGTCATCAGATCACGAAGTGCAACACCTGGGCGACGATGAATACCGCCTTCATGAAGAAATTCCGTGTTCCTGCCGGGGTAAAGAACCTCATCATTTTTGCTGACTCAGACGCCAACGGTGCAGGTCATGCCGCTGCTTTTGAATGTGCTGCAGCAAATCTCCACGCAAAGAACGATCTGGAAAGTGTCTCCGTTCGCTGGCCAGCGCAGGGTGATTTTAACGATCTGCTGCTTAACGGCTCAGAAGTATTCGAGTGGGTATTTCACCGGGGGATGAAACAGTGAAGAAGCCAGCCAGGCAAAAAGTGAAGGTATATAAATCGAAGAAATGCCCTCAGTGCGGGGAGACCTTCACGCCAGATCGTAACCTGCAAAAGGTATGTGGTCCTCTGTGCGCTATAGGTCATAACCGTGCGCTTAAAGCTAAAAAGGCAGAGGCAGACAGAAAGGACAAGCTGAAGATGCGCAAAAAAGCGCTACTGACGCGCGGTGACTATATCAAGAAAGCTCAGACCGCCTTCAATGCTTTTATCCGCGAACGCGATGAGGGTAAACCATGCCCGTCCTGCGGTACCTATCATCCGCCTATGGTCTTTGGTGGCCAGTGGGATTGCGGTCATTTCATGGGGGTTGGTGCCCGTCCTGAACTGCGCTTTGAAGAGAAGAACGCCTATCGACAGTGCAAAGCCTGTAACGGTGGTTCAGGCCGTTTCGCTGCGAAGAATGCCACGGTACACGCTCGCTACAGGGAAACGCTGATCGAGTGGTTTGGGTTGTCGCTGGTGGAATGGCTGGAAGGCCCACACGAGGCGAAGCATTACTCAAAAGAAGACCTGGAAGAAATAGCGGCTAAATACCGCCGTAAAACCCGCGAACTGAAAAAGCAGAGGGCCGCATGAACTACGAACTTATCTACTGTGATCCGCCGTGGGAATACGGTAACCGAATCAGCAACGGCGCAGCCTGTAATCATTACAGCACAATGAGCATTGATGAACTGAAGTTTCTCCCTGTTCGAAAGCTGGCTGCTGATAACGCCGTACTGGCGATGTGGTATACGGGGACCCATAACCGCGAGGCTGTAGAACTGGCTGAATCATGGGGTTTCCGGGTCAGAACAATGAAAGGCTTTACCTGGGTAAAACTGAATCAGAACGCCGCTGACCGCTTCAACAAGGCGCTAAGCGCCGGAGAGCTGGTGGACTTCAATGATCTGCTTGAGATGCTGGACCGTGAGACGCGCATGAACGGTGGCAATCATACCCGGAGCAATACAGAAGACGTCCTGATAGCCACCAGGGGAACCGGACTAACCCGCGCCAGTGCATCGGTAAAACAGGTCGTTCATACGTGTCTTGGCGAGCACAGCGCTAAACCGTGGGAAGTAAGGAACCGACTGGAGAAATTATACGGCGATGTGAAACGGATAGAACTATTCGCTCGGGAAGAGTGGAAAGGATGGGACCGCTGGGGAAATGAATGCAACAACAGCATTGAAATGATTACGAGCCAGATAAAAGGGGTGAACCATGCAGCGTGATATTCAACTGGTACTCGAACGATGGGGTAACTGGTCAAAACATAGAGTTGAAACGGAAGTAGGATATTCCTCTATTGCTGCTGGATTTAAAGGGCTTCTTCCAGAAGCAGGGGCAACGACTATGTGTACTGAAGATGATGCTCTCATTATTGATAGCTGCTTAGGGCGGTTAAAGCAAAAGCGTCCCGATGAATACAACCTACTGTTCGACCACTACGTTAAAAATATATCAAAGCGGGCTATAGGGCGTCGACTCAAGTTATCAGAAGGAATGATAAGAATTAAATTCCAGATGGCTGAGGGATTCATAGAGGGTTGCCTGGCGATGCTTGGTACAAAACTTGAAATGGACCAATAGCACTAACAGAAGTGCCCACATAAAGTGGGCTTAATTTTAATTCATTTGATCAGCTTCGCGCATGATGGCGACAGTAACATTTATCGCCAGAAGGAAAGCATCATCAACTACGCCATAGGTACCTTCAGTAACAACGTTCGCATGGCGTGCAAAAGCATCCTCAAGATAAGAAAGCATCTCTTTTCCATAACTGCTTTCTTCATCGGCTAAGTGTTTGGTTGAACGCATGTATTCGCCATATCTATTAATTACCGTGCTAACAAATTTCCCGTTTTCGCTCAGATGGAAGAAATCATCGATGGTTAACTTTCGGTTCAATTGCTGAAGTCTAGTCAGTTCAATAACAAGCAATTGGCATGTATCACGTAAATACTCAGCTTTGATAGCCATAGTTGATCCTGCTGGTTGTTGGAAGGTGTTGAACAACATTATACAAAATAACTTTTTGCTGAATTAGTAGCGAGTAAAAAAAATAGTAGTGCGTTACGCAAAAACTATTGTAATCTGTTAAGAGTGGTCACTTAGACACGAACTTAAATTTTACAGAACCTCGCCAAATGGCGGGGTTTTTTCATTTCAGGTCCAGGCTAAAAATTGCAGAATAACCGTGAACGCATGAGCCTGCGGCCTGAATCTTTCCCCTCTTTCTGAGAGGATTCACAGCAATTGAGGGGGACCGATGTCCGAACCAATAACCGGCACAGGCTTGGCTGGTGGCGCTTTAACGGGTGCGAGTGTTTACGGGTTGTTAACCGGTACTGATTACGGTGTTGTGTTCGGGGCATTTGCTGGTTCTGTGTTTTATATAGCGACCGCTGCCGATTTGAGCGCAACACGGCGGATGGCTTATTTCGTTGTGTCCTATATCGCCGGGGTTCTCTGTGCAGGGCTGGTGGGCTCTAAACTCTCCGCCCTTACCGGGTACAGCGATAAACCGCTGGATGCTATAGGCGCCGTAATCATTTCGGCGTTGGCCGTGAAAATACTCACCTTCCTGAACAATCAGGATATTGGCTCGCTGGTGGCGCTAATAACGCGCCGGGGAGGTTCCGGTGGTACTAAATGATCCAACAGCAACCATCAATGCGCTGTTATGCGCTGGTGTCGTGGTTACTCTGATGTTCTATCGCCGCCGAGACTCACGGCATCGGAAGTGGGTCTCCCGGCTGGCATGGCTGATAACCGTGATATACAGCTCTGTGCCGCTGGCGTACCTGTGCGGCATTTATCCCTATTCAACGTGGCCCACCATCGGGGCCAACATCATGATCCTTGTTGTGCTGCTGAGCGTAAGAGGCAATGTAGCGCGGCTTGTTGATGCACTGAGGCACTGATGAACAAATCACAATTCCAGAAGGCGGCTGGTATCAGCGCCGGGTTAGCTGCGCGCTGGTTTCCGCACATTGATGCTGCGATGAAAGAATTCGGCATTACTGCTCCACTCGACCAGGCGATGTTCATTGCCCAGATGGGGCACGAGTCCGGCGGTTATACAACGCTGGTGGAAAGCCTGAACTATGCCGCCGACAGACTTGTGCCAACATTTGGCAAACACCGCATCACAGCACAGCAGGCCGCCGCACTAGGCAGAACGGCAACACAACCAGCGAATCAGCGAGCAATCGCGAATCTGGTGTATGGGGGCGAGTGGGGAAAAAAGAATCTCGGTAATCAGGTTGCCGGTGATGGCTGGAAATATCGCGGTCGCGGCCTGAAACAAGTTACGGGCTTGAGCAACTATCGCAGCTGCGGACAGGCGTTGAAGCTTGACCTTGTTACCCAGCCTGAGCTGCTGGAGCGAGATGATTATGCCGCGCGTTCAGCCGCATGGTTTTATGTTTCCCACGGTTGCCTTCTTCATTCCGGTGATGTTGAGCGCGTAACCCTGCTTATTAACGGTGGCCGCAACGGTCTGGATAAACGCCGTGCGCTCTTTAACCTGGCTAAATCAGTGCTGTTACGAGGTGGTTATGGGCATTGAAATGATTATTGGTCTGGCAACAGCGTTGCTGGCCGTTATCGCTGGCGCATTTGGGCTAGGCCATTCACGCGGAACCAGCAAGGCGGAAGCCAAAGCCGATCAGCAGCGAACCGAAGATAATGCCGCTGCCAGTGTCGCAGCGGCGGAACGCCGGGCTGATGCAACGAAAGGGGCCAGTGATGTACAGCAGACTGTTAGCCATATGCCTGATGACGATGTTGATCGGGAGCTGCGCGAGCACTTCACCCGCCCCGGTAGTCGTTGATACGGCCTGCAGCTGGGTGCGGATCATCTTCCTTACTGACCACGATATCGATGTGCTGGATAAGCAGACCAAGCGCGACATTCTGGCGCACAATAGGTCGGTATCCGCGAATTGCTCCAAAAAAATCCCTTTGAGTCCGTAGCAGCAAAAAGCCGGTATATACCGGCTTTGATACTTATCTTTTACTATCTGGGGTTCTTTTTACGGGGACCCAAGATCCTCCTGGTTTGGAGGTAGGTGGTGCAGTCCTGTTGTCAGGAATCGTAGTAAAGTTATCTGTCTTTCCTCCTCTCGGACCTTGTTCACGATAAACACCACCATCCTTACCACTGTTTTGTCCTGGTTTTAATGGCATGGAAACCCCCATAGGTATGACCACAATATTGTGGTCTGATCATTATGTCGTGAACATCATGGATAGAAAGTGAAATACACCAAATTAGTGAGATTAAGCATGCCAACTTTAATACCTCGTGCGTGCCGTAAGCGTGGATGTCCTGGCACCACTACTGACCGTTCAGGCTACTGTGATCAGCATCGCAATGAGGGCTGGCAGCAGCATCAGCAGGGAAAGAGTCGCCATGAACGCGGTTACGGTAGCCAGTGGGATATCAGGCGTGCGCGCATCCTGAAACGCGACAACCATTTGTGCCAGAACTGCCTTCGCAGCGGGCGAGCTGTCGCAGCAAAGACGGTTGACCACATCAATGCCAAGGCTCATGGGGGTACCGATGACGATTCGAACCTCGAAAGCCTGTGCTGGCCCTGCCATCGTCACAAGACAGCCACGGAGAGAACGCGATGAGTTACACGCGCTGCACCTATTGCGGCTCAAAGATGCACACTGTCGCAAATTGCCCTAAGACGTGGGGTGGTTCCTCGCGACGTGCAAACCTGCGCTGCGGCTACTGCGGTCAGTCAGGGCACAACTCCAGCGCCTGCCCGCGCAATGCGACCGCCGGGCGTCGGCATACCCTGAATGATGACTTTCATCTCGATTAGTTGTATTTGAAATGATTTTTAATGAAATCAAATGTTGCAAATGAGAATGAATGTCAAATAGGCCGGGGGGATCAAATCCCTACGGGCGACCGCCAAAAGGACCGCCGCCTCAGTCAATTTTTTATACCCGCGAAAAATGAAATTTAACCAGGAGTAACGCTTATGGCTGGAACGGCGGGGCGTTCCGGGCGTAGACCAAAGCCAACGGCACGCAAGGAGTTGGCCGGAAACCCCGGCAAGCGAGCCCTGAATAAAGAAGAACCCGTATTCACTCCCATTAAGGGCGTAGCACCTCCAGACTGGTTTACCGAAGAGGAACTCCCGTTAGCGTCCATCATGTGGGAGCTTACGACCAAAGAATTATGCGGACAGGGCTTACTCTGTGTGACCGATCTTGCAGTGCTGGAGCGCTGGTGCGTCGCCTATGAGTTCTGGCGCAGGGCTGTAAAAAATATCGCGGTTGATGGTTTGTCCATCACTGGCGCAATGGGCGGGAAAATTAAAAACCCAGAACTTACGGCCAAAAAAGAACAGGAATCGGAAATGAGCTCTACCGGATCAATGCTGGGGCTGGACCCCAGCAGCCGACAGCGCCTGGTCGGTCTGGCCGGTAAGAAGAAGAACGAAAACCCATTCCTGAAGATGATCACGCCATGAGCCGAAAAGCCTATCCTAACGTTAATGCTGCAAATCAGTATGCAAGGCATGTCGTCGCCGGAAAGATTCCGGCATGCCAGTACGTTATTGATGCCTGCCAGCGACATATCGACGATTTGTCCAAATCGCAGGGGAAGAAATTTCGATACCGTTTTGACAAAGACTTTGCTGAGCGTGCAGCCCGGTTTATTCAACTTCTTCCACATACAAAGGGAGAGTGGGCATTCAAACGAATGCCGATAACGCTCGAACCATGGCAGCTATTTATTATTTGTTGCTCCTTTGGGTGGGTCCATAAAGGTAGCAGGCTGCGCAGATTCAGAGAGGTGTATACCGAAATACCCCGAAAAAATGGGAAATCAGCAATAAGCGCCGGAGTGGCGCTTTTTTGTTTCACCTGTGATGGTGAGTTTGGCGCTGAAGTGTATTCCGGTGCAACTACTGAAAAGCAAGCCTGGGAAGTTTTTCGACCGGCACGGCTTATGTGCAAGCGGACGCCGTTGCTCACTGAAGCATTCGGGATAGAGGTTAACGCCAAGAACCTCAGCCGCCCTGAAGACGGGGCAAGATTTGAGCCGTTAATTGGAAATCCTGGCGACGGTCAGTCACCGCATTGTGCCATTGTTGATGAATATCATGAGCATGAAAGTGATGCACTGTACACGACTATGATCACTGGAATGGGGGCCCGCAGACAGCCGATTATGTGGGCCATAACAACTGCGGGTTATAACATTGAAGGCCCTTGCTACGATAAGCGTCGTGAAGTTATCGAAATGTTGAACGGAACGGTGCCAAATGATGAACTTTTTGGCGTCATTTACACCGTTGATGAGGGTGATGACTGGACTGATCCGGCAGTTCTTCACAAAGCCAATCCTAATATGGGGGTATCGGTTTATTCTGACTTCCTCTTAAGCCAGCAAAACAGGGCCAAAAATAATCCCCGCATGGCCGGGATATTCAAAACGAAACACCTGAATATCTGGGTCGCTGCCCGCGCTGCGTATTTCAACCTGTTAAGCTGGCGAAAATGTGAAGATCAAACTCTCACCATTGAGCAATTTGAAGGCCAGCCCTGCATTCTGTCTTTTGACCTGGCCCGCAAACTGGACATGAACTCTAAGGTTCGCTTATTTACCCGTGAGATAGACGGGAAACGGCATTACTACTGTATATCTCCGCGCTTCTACGTCCCTTATGACACCGTATACAGTAATGATGTTGACGATCACCGCACCGCTGAACGGTACCGGAAATGGGTTGAAGCGGGGCTTATCACTATCACCGATGGGGCGGAAATTGACTACCGCGTAATACTGGAAGATGCCAAGCGTGACAATCAACAGACCCCTGTTGAACAAAGCCCCATCGATCCACATGGCGCGACAAACTTATCCCATCATCTGGCTGACGAACAGCTTAACCCGATAACTATTATCCAGAATTACACCAATATGTCGGACCCGATGAAAGAACTTGAGGCCGCTGTGGAGTCCGGGCGCTTCCATCATGACGGCAATCCGATAATGACCTGGTGTATTTCAAACGTCGTAGGTAAGCATCTGCCTGGAAATGATGATGTGGTGAGGCCAATAAAAGAGCAGAACGAAAACAAAATAGACGGTGCTGTAGCTTTAATAATGGCTATTGGTCGCGCAATGCTCAATGAAGAGCGCGATTTCCTGTCTACACTCGACCCGGATGAAGGGCTTTTAATTCTATGAAAACACTTATCATTGATGTTATCGGATTGGCCGGGTTCAGTTCTCTCGCTGCAGGCATATATCTCCAGTTCGGGCTGGCGCCGTCTCTGATGATGTCCGGTAGCATGCTACTGCTTTATGCACTGGTGGCGGCAATGAGGGGGAAAAATGCTTCTTGATGCCTTGTTCCGTAGTGAACCGCTGGAAAGCCCCGGCACACCGATCACGGGCGAATCGGCAGAAACAGATAACATTTTTGCCCACGATGTGTTTGTCAGCCCGGAAACGGCTATGAAACTGGCTGCTGTTTACGCTTGTATTTATGTAATTTCATCAAATATTGCGCAGATGCCGCTCCATGTGATGCGGAAAACTAATAATAAGGTTGAAGCCGCTCGCGATCATCCTGTGTTTTATCTGGTTCACGACGAGCCGAATGTATGGCAGACCAGTTATAAATGGCGCGAGTTAAAACAGCGTCATATTCTGGGCTGGGGTAATGGTTATACATGGGTAAAACGTTCCAGGCGTGGGGAGGTTTCCGGGCTTGAGTGCTGCATGCCGTGGGAAACGACGTTACTTAATACTGGCGGACGTTATACCTATGGCGTTTATAACGAGGAAGGGGCTTTTGCCATTAACCCCGATGATATGGTGCATGTCCGCGCGCTGGGGAATAACCAGAAAATGGGTCTCAGTCCGATTATGCAACATGCCGAGACAATTGGTATGGGAATGAGCGGGCAGAAATATACCAGTTCATTCTTTAGCGGCAATGCGCGACCAGCAGGCATTATTTCAGTCAAGCAAGACCTGAATAAGGAAAGTTGGGGATGGCTTAAAGATCAATGGCAGAAAGCAGCTGCTGCTTTGCGTAGCCAGGAGAATAAAACAATGCTTCTCCCGGCCCAGTTAGATTACAAGGCTCTCACTGTTTCTCCGGTCGATGCTCAGATCATTGATATGTCGAAACTGAACCGCTCAATGATTGCAGGAATATTCAACGTTCCGGCGCACATGATTAACGATCTCGAAAAAGCCACTTTCTCAAACATTACCCAGCAAGCCATTCAGTTTGTCCGCTACACGATCATGCCGTGGGTGACGAACTGGGAGCAGGAACTCAATCGCCGCCTGTTTACCCGTGCAGAACTGGCCGCCGGGTATTACGTCCGGTTTAACCTGACAGGCCTGTTACGCGGAACCCCGCAGGAGCGTGCTCAGTTCTACCACTTTGCGATCACTGATGGCTGGATGAGCCGCAACGAGGCGCGAGCCTTCGAAGATATGAACCCGGTAGACGGCCTGGATGAAATGCTGGTGAGCGTTAACGCGGCTAACCCGGCAGACGATTTTAAGGCGCCAAAAACCGACGAGGAAAAAACCAATGAATGACCGTGAAACGCGCTGTTATAGCGGGGAGGTTCGTGCGGAACAACGCACTGATGAACCTACCCGCATTCTGGGTTACGGATCGGTGTTTAACAGTCGCTCTGAACCTCTTTGGGGATTTCGCGAAATCATCAAGCCCGGAGCCTTTGACGATGTGCTGAATGATGATGTTCGCGGGCTGTTTAACCATGACCCCAATTTTATTCTCGGACGGAGCGCCGCCGGAACGCTGTCCTTGTCAGTCGACGATCGCGGCCTGCGTTACGACATTACAGCGCCGGATACGCAGACTATCCGCGATCTGGTACTGGCGCCTATGCTGCGCGGTGATATTAACCAGTCGTCCTTTGCCTTTCGGGTAGCCCATGACGGTGAAAACTGGTACCAGGACGATGAAGGGATCGTTATTCGTGAAATATCGAAGTTTTCCCGGCTGTTTGATGTCAGTCCGGTCACCTATCCCGCATATCAGGAGGCCGATTCCGGCGTCCGATCAATGAAAGCCTGGCAGGAGGCGCGCAACAGCGGTGCGCTACAGAACGCCATTAATCAACGAATGGCGCGCGAGCGCCTGCTGACCCTTCTTAACGCGTAAGGAAATACCATGAAACTGCATGAAATGAAGCAAAAACGTAACACCATCGCCAAAGATATGCGCGCACTCCATGACAAAATTGGTGATACGCCCTGGACTGATGAGCAGCGTACCCAGTGGAACGCAGCAAAATCAGAGCTTGATTCCCTTGATGAGCGTATTGCACGCGAAGAGGAACTGCGCCGCCAGGATCAGGACTATATCGACGAAAATGAGCCTGAGCAGCGCCAGCAGCAAAGCCAGAATCAGGGAACGCCACAAGCTCAGGCAGAATCGCGGCGTGCGCTGGCGTTTGATAAATATTTACGCCAGGGTTTTTCTGAGCTGTCAGCTGAAGAACGTCAGGCCGTAAAAGAGCATCGCGCTCAGGGCGTATCACCTGACGAGAAAGGCGGGTATACCGTCCCGACGCAAATGCTGAACAAAATCGTTGATGCAATGAAAGCATACGGCGGTATCGCCAGCGTTGCCCAAATCCTGAGCACGTCTAACGGGCAGGATATTACCTGGTCAACGTCTGATGGCACCTCAGAAGAAGGCGAACTTCTGGCCGAAAACTCGGCGGCTTCTGAAGGTGATGTGACCTTCGGTACAGCTGTTCTCGGGGCCAAAAAACTTTCTTCAAAAATCATCCGAGTATCTAACGAGCTCCTGCAGGATAGCGGGGTAGATATTGAAGCCTACCTGGCTGGCCGAATTGCCCAACGTATTGGCCGAGGCGAGGCAAAATATCTGATTCAGGGTACTGGTGCTGGTACGCCAACTCAGCCCAAGGGTCTTGCAGCATCCGTTACTGGCACCGTGAATACTGCATCGGCAAGTGCGTTCACCTGGAAAGAGATGAATGCGTTGCGCCATGCTGTCGATCCGGCCTATCGCACTGCTCCACAAATTCGCTGGGCCTTTAACGATAAAACCCTTCAGGTAGTGGAAGAGATGGAGGACAACCAGGGGCGTCCTCTTTGGTTACCTTCTATTATCGGTGGCGCCCCCGCCACCGTTCTGAACGTCCCCTATGTAGTGGATCAGGGGATCGCCGATCTCGGTGCCGGGAATAAATTTATCTATTTCGGTGATTTTAACCGCTTCATCGTTCGTCGCGTCACCTACATGACATTGAAACGGCTGGTGGAGCGTTACGCAGAATATGACCAGACTGCGTTCCTGGCATTCCACCGTTTTGACTGCGTACTGGAAGACACGGCAGCTATCAAAGCGCTGGTGGGTAAACCGGCATCTGGCGGCTAAAGCAATAATCAGCTTCAACCTCCACCGCTCCGGCGGTTTTTTTGTGCCCGCAGTTCGCTGCGGGCCAGGGGAAATACATGAGCACAACGATTGAGAAGTTACGGGCTCAGTGTCGGATCGATATCGACGACACAACGGAAGACGAGTCGCTTATGCTCTACTATGGAGCTGCGCGCCGTAAGGCGGAGAACTTCATTAACCGTAATCTTTATGAAGATGAAGTGCCGGAAACTGATTCTGATGGGCTGTTGATTGCTGACGATATTTTACTGGCGTTGATGCTGCTGGTTGGGCACTGGTATGAAAACAGGGAAGAAGCTACAGATGCGGCCAAGGCCAGCATTCCCTTCGGCTTTACCTCTCTGATAGAGCCGTACCGCTATATTCCGCTGTAGGAGAATTTATGCAGGCAGGACGATTACGGCACCGGGTCACCATTCAAAACTTCACAACCTCCAGAACGCCTTCCGGTCAGCCCGTTGAAAATTGGGAAGATGGGAAAACTATCTGGGCCGAGGTTAAGGGGATAAGCGGTCGTGAGCTGTTAGCTGCCGGCGTAGAGCATGCTGATGCGACAATCCGGGTCTGGGTGCGTTTTCGCAGGGATATTTCAGCCACATCCCGATTGAAGGTACGGACCGGCCCGTTTAAAGGTGCAGTTCTTAACGTTACCGGGCCTCCGGTTCCGGATATCAAAGGTACCCGTCTGGAAATTCTCTGCAAACAAGGGACCGAAAAATGATCGATGTGAATCTGGATTTTTCCGGGTTGCAGGATATCGCCCGAGACCTGCAGACCCTCAGCAAGGCTGAAAACAATAAAGTCCTCCGGGATTCGACCCGCGCCGGGGCTGAAGTTCTCCGGCAGGAAGTGATTGACAGGGCTCCTGAGAAAACCGGGAAGCTGAAGAAAAACGTTGTTGTCGTCACCCAGAAAAGCCGCCGACGCGGTGAAATTTCCTCGGGGGTGCATATTCGTGGTGTTAATCCGCGAACAGGGAACAGCGACAACACCATGAAGGCCAGCAACAAGAGGAATGCTTTTTACTGGCGCTTTGTCGAACTTGGGACTGCTACGGCCCCTGCACATCCCTTTGTGCGTCCTGCGTTTGATACCCGGCAGGAAGAAGCCGCACAGGCAGCAATGAACCGAATGAACAAGGCGATTGATGAGGTGCTGGCGAAATGACAGAGGATGATATCTACGCTTTGCTTGCTCCGCTGGCAGACGGGCGGGTTTATCCGTATGTGGTGCCGCTTGGCAGCGACGATTTACCCGCGGTGGCCGCTCCGTACATCATTTTCTCGATACCGACTGATGTTGCGGGGGATGTGTTCTGTGGGCAGGCCGAATCGACGCTGCACATTCAGGTAGACGTGTGGGCAGAAACTAACGATGAGGCCAGGGCGTTGCGGCTAGAGGCCCTTTCCCGGCTTGAAGTACTTTCACCTACCGAAGTGACAAAAATTCCCGGCTACGACACAACAACGCACCTGCATCGGGCAACGCTTGAAATAACCGTCATTGCCTGACTGAAACCAATCCAACCTGACCGCCGCTGGCGGTTTTTTTCATTTATGGAGGCTGCAATGTCAGCACTATTTGAACGCGCCCAAAAAACGGTAGTAATGATTACGTCAGTGCCGGTCACTGCGGAAGAGCTGGATACGGCGACCTGGCTCAACCTGAGTTGCACCATTAAACAGGCCAGCTTTACCGCTGGTCAGAAAAACGATATTGACGTGACAACGCTATGCTCCGAAGAAACGGAGAATATCAACGGGCTCCCGGCCCCGTCTGAGATGTCGCTCTCGGGTAACTTCTACCGCAACCCGGCGCAGGATACGCTGCGTACCGCCTACGACAATGACGGCGTATACGGCTTTAAGGTTGTTTTCCCTTCCGGGAACGGCTTCCTGTTCCGTGCTGAAGTTCGTCAGCATACCTGGGACTCTCAGACTAACGGCGTCGTTGCCGCGACCTTCTCCCTGCGCCTGAAAGGCAAGCCAACCAATATTGACGCCTCAGGCATTCTGTCTTTCGCCACAGACCTTTCTGCATCTCAGACGGTAGCGGCTGGAGGCACCCTGACAATGGGTGTGGTTGTCCAGGGGGGCACGACACCTTATACCTACGTCTGGAAAAAAGACTCAGTAGTTTTCAGTGGGCAAACGGGGGCGACATTCAACCAGTCCGGAGTGGATTCAGGCGACGCCGGGGTTTATTCCTGCGTCGTTACCGATGCTGATGGCACTGTCATCACCTCATCTGACCACACCGTCACCATCAGTTAATGGAGCGCCGGGGAACCGGCGATAAACTTTATGTCAAAACAGAATCTTAAAGCGCTGGCGCTGGCCCCGATGGCGGGTTTTCGTAAAAAAGAAGTCACCGTTCCGGAATGGGAAAACGCCAAAGTTATCATTCGTGAACCATCGGCTGAGGCCTGGATTCGCTGGCAGGGGATTGCCAGCCCGGAACAACCAAAACTACCGGAAGGGCAGGAAGCGTCAGAGATGCCAGAACTGACTCCTTCAGAACGTGCGTTCCGCACGATGCGGGCAGATGTCACACTCTTCATTGATATTCTGCTGGATACCGACCTGCAGTACGTTTTCACCGTCGATGATACCGAACAGGTTGAAGCAATTTATGGCCCTGTCCATTCCCGGTTGCTGAAACAGGCGCTTGATCTCATTCGTGATGCGGATGATGCCAAAGCAAAGTAAAAATGCCTGGCATGCAGTTCCTGATGGCGCTGGCGCTCCGGATGGGCCGCACGCTGGGCGAACTGCGACAAACTATGACGGTCGGCGAATTCAGGATGTGGGCTGAATTCGACCGCATCAGCCCGATCGGTGATATCCGTGGCGATATTCTCAATGCTCAGCTGGTTTCAGCGATGTACGGGGCGCAGGGCGGTAAAGTCACCATTGAAGACGCACAGCTTCAGTGGAGCGCAGAAGAGGACGAGGCAAGCGACAGCGGCGATCCTTTTGCAGGCTTAGAGGCCGCTTTGCTCGCAGCATCAGCTTGAATTAAGCAACGATAGCTGAAGTCTTTCTTAACCAATGGTAGGATTTACTCATATCTTTACCAACAGGGGCGCTGTGTGAAAAAATTAATAGTTTTGGCATTATCCATTTTAGTGCTGGCCGGATGTAAGCCCGGCGAAGAAAAAGCAATAGATATTGCCAAAAAGGAAGTTGCTGCTGACATGAAAGATCCAGATAGTGCAAAGTTTCGCTATCTAAGGTTTGTAAAAGCAGGTGAAAAAGATGGGCTGGTTGGTGGATTTGTTTGTGGTGAAATAAATTCAAAAAATAGTTACGGAGCCTATGCTGGTTATTCAAGGTTTCAGTTGGCTTTAACAATGAAATCGAAAGGTTTTTTCTCTAAAGGCGTAAGCTATACTATTGATGATAAGAAGATATACAAAACCCTCATTGGTTCTGATTTGGATTTTTATTATAAGGTATGCGGTCAGGATGAGTGATTGATTAAACTAATGAATTAAATTAAAAGCCTCGCACAAGCGGGGCTTTTTGTTTTTAGAGGAATAGCAATGGCAACCCTTCGCGAATTAATTATAAAAGTTTCAGCTAATTCTCAGTCCTTTCAGACCGAGATCGCTCGTGCCTCTCGCATGGGGTCCGATTATTATAAGACAATGCAAAGGGGTGGACGGCAGGCGGCTGTTTCCGCACGCGAGACAAGACAGGCACTAGCCGAAGTATCTGCACAATTGTCAGAAACTAAAAACGCAGCTATGGGTATGGCTGGTGCGTTTGCCGGAGTTTTTGCGACTGGGCACCTAATCGCCCTTGCTGATGAGTGGAGTTCTGTTAATGCACGTTTAAAACAGGCATCAACATCAACCGATGATTTCTCCAATTCCCAACGATTACTTATGGATATCAGCCAGAAAACAGGGACAGCGTTCAGTGATAACGCAGGTTTATTTGCTCGATCGGCAGCATCCATGCGTGAGTTTGGTTATTCCTCTGGCGATGTACTGAAAGTAACCGAGGCTATCAGCACGGGCCTTAAATTATCCGGGGCCAGCACATCAGAGGCTAGTTCTGTTATCACGCAGTTCAGCCAGGCGTTGGCTCAGGGAGTATTGCGTGGAGAGGAGTTCAACTCTGTTAACGAAAACGGTGATCGAATCATCCGTGCTTTAGCGGCAGGTATGGGCGTTGCCCGCAAAGACCTCAAGGCGATGGCTGATAACGGACTGTTGACAATAGATAAAGTGGTTCCGGCCATTACCGCTCAGTTGCGAGTGATGCAGGCTGAATTTGAATCAATGCCAAAAACGGTTTCAGGCTCAACTCAAAAGGTTGAAAATGCTTTTCTTGCTTGGGTTGGCGGTACAAACGATGCTTATGGTGCCTCTGCAGCGCTTGCTGGTGGGCTTGACTCCCTGGCAGAGAACATTGATACAGTAGCAATGGCAGCAGGGGCATTAACGGCGATTGGCGTTACCCGTTTTCTTGGTAACTGGACGTTGCAATTAAAGTCGCACACCGAAGAACTTATACGGGCCAGAGGTGCAGAAATTTCGAGTACAGTGGCCAAAATTGAGGGGGCAAATGCTTCTCTTACACAGATCGAATCAGAAAAATCACTTCTCCTTTCAAATCAACGATCGCTCGTGGCTCAATTAGAATTGGCGCAGACTGAAAAACAACGTGTGACTATCAGAACACTTCTGGCCAAAAACTCAATGGATATGGTAAAGGCTAACAAAGCCGAGTCCGCGACCGTTAATGAGCTATCAATGGCAAACCAGAGGCTGAATGCGCTAACCTCTGTTACAAGAACGGCATGGGCTGGCGTATCCTCCTTATTTGGTGGCATTCCGGGGATTTTGATGCTGGGGGCAGGCGCCTGGTATACATGGTATCAGAATCAGGAACAGGCGCGTCAGTCTGCTATACAGTATGCCTCCACCCTTGATGAGGTGGTGGAAAAAGCGAAAGCCATGAGCGAAATTCAAATCAGAGGCTCTATTGCCGATTCTGGTGAATCCATTGACGCGCTCAAAGATAAGCTGGAGGACTTGAGGGATGCTCAAGCCGAGGCAGCTGCTGAAGTTCAGAAATATACGTCTCTCGCTCGACAGATGGGCGTTCAGAATGATCAAAATAATGGTTACGTACAGAACGCTGCTAAATACCAGCGGGAATATAACAAAATATCCCGAGATATTGCTGATACTACATCTCAATTAAATAATGCTGTAGATGCGCAAAATAATTTACAAACAGAATTAGCCTCAAAAGTTCAGGCATCGGCAGTTGCTTTTGACAAAATAAAAAACTCGATAATTGGTGCACTGAATGTTAATGAAGCAATGGCAACTTCGCTCTCAGTTACCATTCAATTCATGGACGAATTAAAAAAACGTTCTGGGAGCGGCCAGCCCCCAGCAGCTCAAACCAACACAGCTTACGATAATTTTATAAAGCAACAGAAGGAGAGCATAGCCCTCTCTCAAAAAGAAGGTGTTGAGCGAGCAAAGCTTAAAGCGCTTCAGGATGCCATCAAACAGGGAGCGGTTAGAACCGATAATAAAGGTAATATTTTACCTGGGCAGGATGAGCAGATCGCAGCTATTCAAGGTAATGCTGCTACAGACTTTAAACTTAACGAATCGCAAAAAAAACCTCGCGGCAAGTCAGAAGTAGAAAAAACGGAAGATGCATATACCCGCATTGTTAAACAACAAGAAGAACAGATTGCACTCGCCGGACAAAGCAATGAACTGGCAAAAGTAAAATATCAGATAGTTCAGGGGGAGTTAGCCTCACTCGATCAAGCTAAAAAAGAAACCCTTCTGCACAATGCTGCGCTTATCGATCAGAAAAACATTGCTGAACAGTTAAAAACGTTCCATGAGGGGCTGGCTGACAGTAACGCAGCTGCACGCGACAGGGGGAATATTGATTTTCTTGGTGCCGGGATGGGGGACAAGGCCCGCGACCGTATGAAGGAAATGGCGGATATTCGCACTGATTTTCTCAAACAGCAGCGGGACCTGCAGCGAGATTTCAGCAAAGGTCAGATTTCTGAGGACCTGTACAAACAGCAAACGGAAGCGCTTCAGGCGGCGCTCGCTGAACGGCTCCAGATTCAGGAGGACTACTACAAAAAAACAGATGAACAGCAGTCAGACTGGCAGGCGGGGATCAGCGATTCACTGATGAACTACGCCGATCAGGCTGCTGACCTCAGTTCAATGGCTGCCACTGCAACCAGCGAAATTCTGGATGCTACCACTAACTCTATCTCCAACAACCTGACCAGTGTCCTGACTGGTGCGACTTCGTTCAAAGAGGGGATGTCGAATATCTTCAGCTCTCTGGGTGAAACGGTGATTAAGACGCTGATCCAGATGGCAACACAGGCGTTAATCACCAAAGCGATTATGGCGTCGTTCGGCGGTGGGGCTGGTGGAATGTTCGGAAGTCTTCTTGGCGGAGGTGGGGGAGGTGGTAGCACCGGGACGGCCATTCAGAGCGCTGGTGCTAATCTTTCGTTTAATGCTCTGGGTGGTGTCTACGATTCACCTTCACTTTCCGCATACAGCGGCGGTGTATACAGCACTCCGCAGTACTTTGCCTTTGCGAAAGGCGCGGGCGTGTTCGGTGAAGCGGGCCCGGAAGCGATTATGCCCCTGACCCGTGGCGCTGACGGTTCGCTGGGGGTAAAAGCTGTAGGGCGGGAATCGCCGGCGGTACAGAACGCCGCGAGGCAGCAGCAGGAAAGACAACTTCTTTCAACTGGTGACATCAACGTCAATTACCACCTCACTGGTAAACCGGATGATGTGATGATGCAGACATTGGATGTCCACGGCCGCCGCCTGGCTAAACAGATAAAATCTGAACTGACGAGCGACGTAAACAATCCTCAAAATGCCTTCGGTAGAGCACTTTACTCCAACCTTCAGCCCAAAAAACCGCGATAACCTGCCCGGAGGGAATATTCATGGCAGATATTTTCTACCCGGATGAATACCTGCCCATGCCGCTTATGGACGGGTACGGGTTTAAGCCCATATCACCTTTAATGCGAACGGAGATGACGTCCGGTCGCGCTCAACAACGAAGGCGATATACCTCAACACCCACCCAGGCATCGGTTAAATGGATTTTTAAAACTGATGCTCTGGCGCAGGTGTTTGAGGCGTTTTTCAGGGATGCGCTTAAAGATGGCCAGTCCTGGTTCTATCTGAAACTCCAGACTCCGATCGGGGTAAAGCCCTACAAAGCCAGGTTCGTGGATATTTACGAAGGGCCGACGCTGGTCGCGCCAAAATACTGGCAGTACAGCGCAACGCTGGAATTATGGGAACGACCGTTACCGCCGGTTGGATGGGGGAATTACCCGGAATGGCTGGCTGGTCAGTCGTTACTGGATATTGCGCTAAACAAGGAGTGGCCGAAGCATGACAATTATTGAGCGGCTATATGCAAGCAGCGGTTCGGAGGTTATCCACGACACGCTGCAGATATCGGCTGGCGATGATAACTACTGGCTAACCAGCGGCTGGGATGACGTTTCCGTGATGCTGGAAAATGGTCAGCCGGCGACGTTTGAAGCCAGCGCGATAGATATCGCCTTACCAGCCAGGAACGCCGACGGGACACAGGATTTAAAGTTTGCTATCAGCAATATTGACGGAAGGGTTTCTGAGGCGATCGATAAAATCCTGGATGAAATGAAATCAGCCACGCTGACATTCCGGCGGTATATTTCTTCCGATCTGTCTTCCCCGGCATCATCACCGTATACGCTCGATATCAAATCCGGTTCATGGACCCCGACAGCAGTGCAGGTCACGGCGGGCTATATGAATATCCTCAAAACAGCCTGGCCCCGTAAACGTTACAACCTCGCAGAGCATCCTGGCTTGCGTTACTAATCTGAGGCAAACATGTTTAACGCTGATAAATACCGTTCAGTCAGCTGGCTGAAAGGCGGTCGCGTATACCCGCAACTCGACTGTTTTGGCATTGTGAATGAAATCCGGCGCGATCTGAAATTACCCCTCTGGCCCGATTTCGCCGGAGTGACCAAAGACGGGGGAGGCCTCGACCGGGAGGCGAGAAGGTTGATGCTTTCCCTGCAACGCTGCGAGCCCTGCGAAGGGGCTGGCGTGGCCTGCTATTCCGGCTCAACGGTTACCCATGTCGGGATCGTTGTCATGCTCGATAACCAGCTGCAGGTCGCGGAATGTAATCCAGGCTCGGGGGTTACGTTTCTGCCACTGGCACGATTCATACGACGGTTTAACCGCGTGGAGTTCTGGCAATGACGATAAAGTTTTATCCGTCCCGTCTGCCGGGTGAACCCCTGGAGACGCACGAACATGGCGCGATGACCCTGCATGAGTGGATGACCAGGAATGTCCCGAGCTACTCGCAGGACAGAAAGCATCCTGTTGCTGTCGAACTGGACGGCCGGGCTGTTCTACCTGCGGAATGGCCACTATGTTTGCTGCGGCCAGACAGCGATGTGCGGATTTACCCGATCCCGTATGGAACCGGCCTGGAAATCGCCGTGTGGGTATCGGTTGCCGTATCTATTGCCTCTACGGCCTATGCGCTGTTTTTCGCCCCGAAACCAGAGCTGGGCGGGTTTTTGTCAGGCAATTCAGCATCACTGGACCTGAACCCGGCAAAAGCGAATACAGCCAAGCTTGGCGATCCTGTGCGTGAAGTATTTGGAAGAAACAGAATTTATCCGGATTACCTGGTGCAGCCGGTCACTCGCTTTGACCCCAATGATCCCACCCGGATGACGGTCGAAATGTTTGTGTGCCTCGGATACGGTCGTTTCTCATACACAGGCGGTGATTTTCGGGTAGGTGAAACTCCTGCTCTGCCGTTAGGCGATGGCTTTTCATATACCAGCTATGGCCCTGGCGATAACGTGGCGGGGGACCGTCGCAGCGAGGTCTGGTTCAACAGTACAGAAGTTGGCGGGACATCAAGCGGGTCAGGTCTGGATATGGCTCAGACTGCTCCTGAAGCCAGTGATATCGTTGCTGATGCCATGACCGTCAGCGGTGCATCTGTTTCGTTTTCAGGTCTCGATGTCGATGATGACAACGATGATGATGAAGATGAGAACAAGCTGCCTCCTGGCTGGATTGAGGGTGCAATTGTCACTCTGAAAGCGCCGGTGAATTATCAGGTATCGATTGAGGATGGTTTTAACGTTCTGACAGGTGACGCCGTGGCAGAAGTGGCGCCATATAATGGTATGCCTGTAACGCTGACATTTAGCGGCACCGATTATGATCTGCAGATTGCCACGTATACCCCTCACCAGGACGCCGTTCCGGGAACGGGTGGATCGACTGCAGCATTGCGCGCAAGTGCGTCGCCATCCACGTATGATTTTACGACAACCAGCCAGACGTTTGCTCTGACCTGGCAGGGCGTCACCTATACCCTGTCCCTGGTTGCTGACTACGGCACAATGTCCGGTTTGCTGGCGGCGGTTAACAGCGGGCTCACCGGATCGGGGTTGATTGCTCAGGATGACGGCGGCGTGATTCGTATCGTGGAAATCTCCAGCCCGTGGCGTGGCGGTTCCATTACGTCATCATTCCTGCCCGCGTCAGTTTTTGGCGACAGCCCTGTGTTTACTGCCGGTACAGCATCCAGTGGCGGAAGCCCGGCGGTCACAGCCAGCGTGACGCTGTCATACGATTCTGGCACTGCCTTTTCCGGATTGCCGGACGGCACGCAGCGGATTTCCCTGGCTCACCGAGGCAACGAATACCAGATAGCATCGACTGACGGAGCGTCTGCGACCGTACAGAGAGTGGTTAACGGTGCCGTTGACAACACCTGGTCAGGTTTTCTGACCCGTACCGTCGTGGATTTTGCCGCGTCTGGTATTAACGATAATGAAACATGGCTCGGCCCCTTTCTGGCCTCCCCGCAAAATGAAGTTGTGGACGCCTTCGAGGTCAACTTTGCTTTCCCAAACGGAATTTGCGGATTCCAGAACAACGGGAATAAGCGGGTTCGCCATGTTGAGTATGAAATTCAGTACCGCGTATATGGTTCCGGATCGGGGTGGACGAGTAAGCAGGGGGTATACGCGCTTAAAAACGTTAATGGCCTCGGTTTTACAGAGCGTTTTGATCTGTCTTCTCCCGGGCTGGTGGAGGTTCGATGCCGCCGCCGCAACGAGCAGGGGAGCAACAACGCGAGAGACAGCATGTTCTGGCAGGCTCTCAGAGGTCGTTTGCTTTCCCGTCCGACCTCCTACGCAGGGATATCAACAATAGGGATCACGGTTGAAACCGGCGGCCAGCTGGCGGCGCAGTCAGACAAGCGTGTGAGTGTAGTCGCCACGCGAAACTATGATGGCGGTGGTGACAGGACAATCAGCGGGGCATTCCTGCATCTGGCCCGCAGTCTGGGGTATAGCGACGACCAGATCGACATTTCCACAATTAACATGCTTGAGGCTAACTACTGGACGCCACGAGGCGAGTATTTTGACCATCAGGCAAGCAGTGACAGCACGTCCGCAAAGGATATTTTCGACAAGATAGCTGAAGCAGGCATGGGGTATTTTCTGCTGTCTGACGGCTTACTTTCCGTCGGGCGTGAAGGGATCAAAAGCTGGACCGGAATCATCACCCCCCAGGATACTGTCGAGGAAATGCAGACATCATTCAGGGTGCCTTCAGAGGACGATTTTGATGGCGTGGATGTGAAATACATCAATCCCGTTACCTGGGCGGAGGAGACCGTACAGTGCCGGACGCCTGAAAATCCGTTCCCCCGGAAAACGGAGGCTTACACCATCGATGTCGTCATGACAGCGGATCGTGCCTGGCGTATCGGGATGCGCCGGTTAATGAAATATCTCCATCAACGGCGGACGTATACGGCTACAACTGCAATGCTGGGATGGTGCCATGATTTTGGTGATCACATCATTTTGTCCGACGACATTCCAACCGGGAAAACCCAAAGTTGCCTGATTGACGCAATGATATATGACTTTCAGGAAATTACGCTGCACGTTACCGAGCCTCTGGACTGGAGCTACGCGAATCCCCGCTGCTGGATACAGTTTCAGAACGGTCGTCCATCATCGCGAATGCTTACGCCGCAGCGGGTGGATGATTTCACGCTCACGGTGCCGTACAACGACGACCTGCATCCCGACGACTGGATTATGGACGACCCAGATATTGATCTGCCGAAGTTATTGTTCTGCGACAGTGAAAAGGGTGTGCGGCATGGGATAGTCCAGGAGGTTGCCCCATCAGGTGACAGCAACTGTCAGATTACTGCACCTGAATATAAAGAAATTTTCTACCAGTACGACGACGCCACATACCCCGGCGACGTCGCGTAATACCCCATAACAACCCCTAATTAACTCTTTTCGCTCAAACCCTCGTTTGCGCGAACGCCTTTTTTGGAGCAAAAAACATGGCCTTTAACCCGGAGCTGGGGAGTACTTCTCCGGCGGTGCTGCTCGATAATGCCGAGCGCCTGGATAAGCTGGTGAACTCGGACGCTCTCACCGTGCCTGATCGCGCGGGTGTTGATCTGGATACCTGGCGCGGATTCATGGCGAAAAATGACGAGATTCGTCAGAACCTTGTGCCATTGAGTAAGCAGTACATGACGCTTGAGGCGGCCCAGACGGATATCGTCAATATCCCGGATGGGTCAACAACCTATGTGCGCAGTCCTGATGATGCTTATCTGGCTATTGAGTATATGAATGTCGGCGGTACGCTGGTTGCAACGGGTCGGAAAATGCCATCGGCGATTCCAACGGGATATCAGTCTGCTACCGCGGTTAGCAGCAGCGCGGCTAATACTATCGCTATCACCATTCCTGGACTGTTGATTGAAGGTAGCCTGGTCTATTTTCTTTCCCCAATTCTAAACACTGCTGCGGTCAATGTGACCGTTACAGATACGAAGGGAAACAGCGTCACGCGCGCAATACAGAAGCAAAACAACGGGACGTTAACCGGAGGTGAATTACTTCTGGGCCAGCCCGTTTTGATGCAATTCAGAACCGGGACTGCTAATAATTTTGTTATGGTCGCATCCGGTCCGGTAGCGGCCGAGTTGGCTGTCAGAATTTCAGCACTGGAAATAAACAGCATCGCGTTACTTTCGGGAGTTGTTAATAATGCCGACGCATATTCCGGCACCGCATCTACAATCCCTGGTATTGTTGCTTCTGATCGTGTGTTCCTCTTTACTCCGAACGCTACTAACACGACCAGAACGCCAACGCTTTCAGTCAATGGCGGTACCGCTCGCCAGATAAAGCAGAATAACGGTTCGAACGTCGCGGCTGGTGATTTGGTAGCGGGTTATACTTATCTCGTTAAATTCAATTTCGCATCAGCAGATTTTCGGCTGCTGACCTATCCGGCAGATCGTTCTCGCCTGCTCAACGCATACGCCAGGGCGATAGTGACCAGTGACACAAGCAGCCCAAACGCCATTTCCCTGACTATCCCCGGCCTGTTGGGCGACGGCACCCAACTGACATTTGAACCCGTGGTAGCAAACACTGGCGCAACGACGCTGGTTATTACTGACATGTACGGGAACTCCGTGACGCGCACCCTGCTGAAAGGGGCAAACACCGCACTGACCGGTGGCGAGTTGCAGGTAGCGAAGCCCGTTACAGTTCAGTATCGCGGCTCTCCGGTTAGTAATTTCAAACTTTTGCTCTCTGGGGACCCGACAACCGACATTATTAACCTAGGTAAAAACGTCACTGCGCTACAGGGGGCGGTCAGTGACCCGCTGGCATCATTGAAGGCAAAACTGGTAACGTCGCCATTCGGGGGTATTTCGTTTACTGCCGGCGTCAAAACGGTCACGCCAAATCAGATTATCTGCACGTCTATAGGGTCATCTATCGGAGTGGGGGCTGGTTCCAGTGATGGCTCTGTCTATGCGCCAAATGCTCAATTCGTTGATCAACTGAAAAAACAGCTAAAGTATTTTGGTAATCTGGAAATTATCAATGATAACCAGTGTGTTCCGACTACGGCTATTTCACAATTTTCAGCGCAACTTGATGCTTCGCCCTACGCAACCAGTGATTTTGTTTTGATTGTCCCAGGAATGAATGATGCGCCAGTGGCCAATTTCAATGCTGGTGAAACATATACCGGTGCAGCTAATACGCTCGATGCGATTATTGATAAGTGTCTGGCCCGAGGAGCTATACCGATTGTTTGTACGTCACCACATAATGATGTGACTAAAATTACCTATGCTTTACCAAATGGAGTGGCATCATCCTATCCAGTCAGGACATTTAATGTTTCAACCAGCTTTGTATTTGATCCAGTAGCGAATACTATTACGCAGAATGCGTTTGCCAACGCGCAGTATGGCGGAAATATATTAAAGGCAGGAGATTCATTAAAGGTTGGCTCTGGCCCTAACGTCGGAACATATACAATAGCCTCCATATCAGCAGACAGAACCGTGGTGACTGTCAACGAACCCATTTCAGAAGCCAGTAGTGCGTCCGTTAATATTATGCAAGTCAACATGGATATGGAGCTTGTTCTTTTCCCGCCACCATCACAATCTGTTGTATCGCGAGACTGGACGGGGAGCGGAGTTGAGGTTTCTGGGGACGTGCGTTTCTGGATGGCAAACAACTCTTATCGCTCAAGTGCCAGAAACAAAAATGTGTACATCGCAGAGGGTGAAATATCGTTTATGCGTGCTGTTGAAACAGTGGGATGGTCAGGGGTTTACATTCCTGCTAACTACAACCATTTTAATGATTATGGTTATACCGCGATGGGCCAGCCTATCCGTGAGTGCGCAAACTTCTACGCCCAGCAAATATATCTTGGCAGGCAGGTAATTCAAAATTAACCGGAGTATGTATGTCGTTTAAACACTCACCCCTCATTCATGTTACACAAAACATCCCTGATGAAGCGTGGCTGACAATGTATGTCAAAGACATTATCAAAAAGCCATTTGGTATTGATGGAGAAGAGCGTTACTACGCACACCTTTGGGCGAAATGTTCAGATGGAAGTGATATTTACCATGGCATTTACATGGTAAGCGTTGATTCTGATTCTGATATTTCAGGGGCAGAAGATGAAATCCAGTTACTGCCAGAGTTTAATCCCTTAACGAACTAATAAGAAGGTGCAAATGTCCTTTAAATTATCTGCGACAAAAACTGTTCAGATTCATTACCTCGGTGGCTATTTGTGCGATAAGCAGATAAACATCGACCTGATTTACTCTGTCGAAAGTGTCAGGCAGGATGATGCGGGGCTGGTTAAAGCCTCTTTGTCTGTTCGATACAATGACGCAGCAAAGGTTAATGTAGGCGAGTATCCTGTCACTCTGGATACGTCATCCTCAAAACCGTGGACTGAGCAGGCAGAATATCAGCTTATGCAAACTGATGAATTTGCTGGAGCTGTAGCTGTGTAAGTCATCAAACAGACAAGTGGTTGTTCAAACGCTATTGATCTTCCCTTTCAATAAAACTACTGTATATAAAAACAGTGTGCGCCGGGAGACCGGTAGAGATCAAGGGGTGAAAGTCCCCGACCATTG